ATAATGGCATTGCAAAAGAACAGGCTCGTAAGGTTTTACCCGAAGGTTTAACTTTATCTCGCTTATATGCTAACGGAACTCTTAGATCATGGATTCACTATATTGAATTGAGAAGTGGTAATGGTACTCAAAAAGAGCATATGGAACTTGCTCGAGAGTGTGGTAAGGCTATTAGTAAAATCTTTCCTCTTGCAGAGGATTTAATTCAGGGAGAATAAAAATGGGTAAAAAACTTTCGACTTATTATTCTGATAATGGAAACGACTATTGCGAAATACATTTTAGTTATAAAGAAGAACATGCTTATATTAAATATTTTACAGATGATGGAATTAAATATTTTGAAGAAAGTTTTCCCAATAATTCTCTTCGCTACGTAGAAGATGCTGCAGAAAATTGGGCCCTAGGACATAAAGACATATCTGGATTACCTAATCAACAATACACTCTTAAATTTAAAGAGGTATCCTAATGGGATTAGAATCGTATTATGATGAATTAAATATGAAAAATTCTGAAAATGTTCGTATACAAATGTTACAAGAAGAAATTTATTATTATGAATCTCTTCTTGAACCACACGACTGCGGACATATTCATACTACTATTAGTTTTTTAAAACAGAGAATTGAAAATCTTAATGGTAAAAAAGAATGGCCTTTTGTAAAATAAAGGTTTACTTTTTATTTAAAATATAATATAATACGTATATAACAATAAATCAGGAAACTAAATGAAACTTAAACATATAGCAATAATGTTAGGTAATGCCGTTGTTTGCGGTATTATCGGTTATGCTGCTTATGAAGGTACAAAAGTAGCTACTGAGAAAAAAGAGGAAGTACAATTACTTGCGGAAGAAATGGCTAATGAATTAGCAATTGAACAAGAAGCTATTCGAGTAGCGCAAGAAGAAGAAGCTAGGCAAGTACAATGCCTAGCTACAAATATATACTATGAAACCATGGCGTCATCTCTAATAGATGCCATGGCTGTTACTGATGTCGTACTAAATAGAGTCAAGCATAAAAAATATCCAGACACTCCATGTGAGGTCGTGCACCAATCTTATTTAAACGATAAGGGTGAACCGTTACTAAATAAATGCCAATTTAGTTGGTATTGTGACGGTAAAGCAGATGAGCCACAAAATGCTGAAGCATGGGAACGCTCTATTAATCATGCTATTACAATGTACACTACTGGTAAATGGCATGGAATAACTGAAGGTGCCACACACTATCATGCAACATACGTTTCTCCAAATTGGGCGAAATCGTTTACTAAAATAGCTCAAATGGGCGCACATGTATTTTATAGAATGGAAGATGGTCAATCATGAAACCGAGTGATGAAATAATCAGACAAGAAGCACAACAACAAGCTGAACGAGCATTCGATGGCTTTATGTATTGGATGAAAAAAGGTACTATTGTCTCTTGTATATTTTTAGCGATAGTAGTAGTTGGCTGTAATTCTGGAGTTGAGGATGATCAATATCCAGCATATAATGGTGAACAATATGATCCTCAAGGAATGAGCAAATAATGGATTTATTTCAAAAACAAAAATTTACTTCCCACGCCGGTATTCCTATGGAATGGAAAATAGAAATGGATGCCATATCTGATAAAGAATGGGATTGTTTAGCATCAATGATTATGGACTATCAAAAGGAACCATTTTCAAAGGTTGTTGGTATTCCTCGCGGCGGTGTTAAATTACAAAATGCTCTTCAAAAATATTCTGAATGGGAACCAAAACACCCATGGCTAGTAGTTGATGATGTGTATACGACAGGCACATCTTTCAGAGAATTCTGTACCACAAGAGAAACGATGTTTGCATATAAATGGGTAGTATTTGCTAGACAACCTACAGATAAAGACAGCGGTGTAAGAGCCTTATTTACAATGCCATGAGATATAAAGCTATGATATGTATTCGTAGAGGCATCTTAGATAATGCTGGTCAAACTGTAACATATGCACTTAAAAGTCTTGGTTGGCCAGATGTCGAAAATGTTAGAATAGATAAAATAATAGAGTTTGAATTAGATAAAGCAGATTGGGATAAAGCAGAAGCAATAGCAAAATCTCAAACAAATGAAGTAATGGAATATTATGAATTAGAGGAAATTGAATGAAAAACAGTATTGAGTATAAATTTAACGAGAATCAATATATTGAAGAGTTTCAAAAATATATTGATAGTACATATGGAGCTCATTATTCCACTAATAAATTTCAATCAACTGAAGTAATTATTGATCGAGGACATGGTACAGGATTCTGTATGGGTAATGTCGATAAGTATGCTAATCGATATGGAAATAAAGGTACTCGAGATGATGCTCGTAAAGACTTAATGAAAATTCTTCATTATGCTCTTATTCAATTGCATATACATGACGAGGAATTATAATGCGCATTGATGATGATATGAAGCTTGACTATAAAGATGTTCTTATTCGACCTAAAAGAAGCACGCTTGAATCAAGAAAAGAAGTTGATTTAGAACGTAAATTTACTTTTTTAAATTATAGCCCAGATTATCCAAATAGCACTGGACCATATAATTATGAGGGCATTCCTATTATGGCAGCTAATATGGATGGTGTTGGTACATTTGAAATGGCTGATGAACTTGCAAGCCAAAAAATGTTTACATGTCTTGTAAAAACGTATAATGTAGATAATCTTATTGATTATTTTACGAATGACGAACACGGTGATATGCGCAAAGAATTTGTTGCAATGAGTATTGGTATCAGCGAATCAGATGAAAAGAAATTTGAATACGTTTATAATGAAACAGACGAATCAATTAAGTATGTCTGTATCGATGTAGCCAACGGTTACAGCGAACGTTTTGTCGATTTTGTAAATATTTTTAGACTAAATTATCCAAATATTGTAATTATTGCAGGCAACGTTGTTACTGCAGATCAAACACAGGAGCTTATTCTAAATGGAGCTGATATTGTTAAAGTTGGGATTGGACCTGGGAGTGTTTGCACTACTCGTATCCAAACTGGTGTTGGATACCCGCAGCTCTCCGCTGTTATCGAGTGCGCTGACGCTGCTCATGGTCTCGGTGGGCATATCATTGCTGATGGCGGGTGCACCTGCCCTGGAGACGTGGCTAAAGCTTTTGCCGGTGGCGCAGATTTTGTAATGCTTGGTGGTATGCTTGCTGGTCACGATCAAGGTGGTGGAGAAGTTATTACTAAATTCTATGAAACAAATGAACTAGAATATGAAGTAATGGATCATCTACAAAAGCGCAACCATAAGATTGAAGCAAAACAGTTTGTACAGTTCTATGGTATGAGTTCAACTTCTGCAAATGATAAACACTTTGGTGGATTGAAAAATTATCGTTCATCTGAGGGAAGAACTGTGTTGACAAAATATAAAGGTGATGTTAATATTACTATACAAGATATTCTTGGTGGAGTTCGATCTACGTGCACTTATGTCGGTGCATCTAAATTGAAAGATCTATCTAAGTGTACTACATTTATTCGATGCAACGATACGCATAACCGCGTATTTGAATCAGCAACTATTGGCAATTAAGGAATATATTATGAGTGATTGGGCTAAAGATATTGCAATTATGCACAACAAATTTGGCGTTAAAGAATGGTTTGAAGCCAATAAAAACGACAAAGAACTTATGGCAAAGTATCTTACTTTTCGTTTGAACATGTGTCTAGAAGAGTTGCTTGAAACAGCAGTTGCCGCTGACCTTGAACTCGCTATTAACGGGGATGGTGATTTTGAATTTATGGGTGATGCTACTAAAACAGATCCTGAAGAAATTGTGGATGGCCTCATCGACATGTCTGTTTTTGCAATTGGCACCCTTGACGTGTTTGGCGTTGATGCTAACAGCGCTTGGGACCTTGTTTATCAAGCAAACATTGTTAAAGATGTCGGTGTAAAACCTGGACGGCCTAACCCGTTTGGTCTGCCAGATTTGATTAAACCTGAAGGCTGGAAAGCACCGTCGCATAAAGGTAATCACGGCGATTTATAAATTTCCTATAGGAAACAAGAAAGGGAGCAAAGGCTCCCTTTTTCGATATTATAATACTAGCGTTACAAAACTGTAACAAATTGTTACCTAATGTTAGCGATAACACAAAAATGTTATCGCTAACATTTGCGACTCCTTACCATAAATAATTTCATATTATTATACAAGGAGCCTCAATAATGTGTAGCCCATATGTTCGCAAAGAAGCTAATCGTTTGCATTGGATAGTTAAAGGACACTTAATTCCTGTTAAAGAAAGCGATAAAACTGTAGAACAAATTTATGATAGTTACTTTAAGCGTCTATGGGGTAATCATGAAGCTTGTGTACATGAAGTAGGCTTTGAAATAGCCTGGAAATCTAG